GCAGACTTACTTAAAAAATCAGAACAAAAACCAACAGACCAAGAACAGTTTATGTTGATAGAAGACATATATAAAACTGTAGAGAAGTTAGAAAAGACACAAGAACAGAATATGACTAACAAAGTTAACATACAATTTTTAAGAGAACAGTTAGAAAAAACTTTAATAGATGTTGAAAGTTTAAAAGATAAAGTTAGAAAAAATGGAAACGGAGTTCATTAATGATTGAAACTGTAGTAGCTTTATTGATGTTTGTTGGAGCAGAAATTAAAGAACATAGAATACAACCATCTATGTCAGAGTGCTTAAAAGGTAAACGTCATGCTAGTCGTTCTATTTCTGAAAACGTAGAGTTTAAATGTATTAAATCTAAAGCAGAATTACAGACTAATATTGATGGTAGTTTAAGTATTAAAAGTCTTATATTAACTCCTTAATGAAATTTGAATTAATAATGTTGATATGCTCTGTCTTGGCTGGTAGTTGTAGTCAACCAGTAAAACAAACTCCTTTATTTATAAATCATTATGAATGTGCAACTGTAGGTTATCTAAGAGCATTAAAAATATTAGATAGTTTAGGAGCAGATATAGTTAATAATAATAAAGTTGTTGTTAGTTTTAGGTGTTCAGAAATTTTAGATTCTTAGGCGAGATACTTAGCTATCTTTTCTAACAAGATATGCATATCAGAAAATTTTACTTTAGCTTCTCTTAACATAGCATGAATTATTCCTGAGTTTTGTTTTTTAAAATGTGAGGAAATTTTATCCATAGGATATAAAGATTGTTCAGTAATAAATTGTCCTTGATTATTTATTATTAATTTAAAGGTTGCTAGGTCAGCCTCTCTTTTCTTTACTCGTTTACCTGTCTTCTTTATTTTTCGAGGTCTCTGCATTTTGCTTCCTTAATAAATCTACTAAAAAATCATCATCTTTTTTTTCAGTACGAATTTTTGTTATCGGTTTTTCTGTTGCCGAATAAACTTCAACAGTTTGAATACGAATAGGACTAGTCATAAAGACAGGAAACTTAGGATTGCTTTTGGTTTTAACCATAAAGAAACCATCTTCAGCAACACCAAAGGTATCAATATTTTTTATATCTAAATCATCTGAACCTAGTAAACAGATTCTTAAATTATATATAGGAGTTGCTGTATTAACAGCCTGTCCATTCATATTATATATTTTGTTTGTCATAACTAACCTACACTTCCATCATCATCAACTAAACTATCCACACTTTCAGTATAAAAACCATTTAGTTTCTCATTATTTTTTTGAATTTTTTTCTTAAGGTGGTCTTTTAAATCTTCAATCTTTACATATAACATTTTATCAATGGTGGCATTAATTCCATACATTGGTAAATCATTTAATGAAGATATGATTCTTCTAAATCCTCTTGCTCTTTTTTCTAATTGTGTTATTGTACTTTCATTAATCATAATCTCTCTCCAATATCATTTGAAGATAGTGAATAGCTTTTTCAATATCTTTTTGTTTTCCTTTTGATTTATGCCGACATATATATTTAATTGCGTTACCTTCTGCAAAGGGTAAATTATTTTCATTAATAAAATAAGCAGGTTGAATTTTCATTTTACTATAATGATTTCCGTCTACCTGTTTATCTAATGAATCATAAGTACTACCTTTGAATAAACCTTTATGTGTCATTTTTAATTGGTCCTTCCTTAATCATTTTATATCTTCTTATATCTCTCTCAGTAGGTTGTAACATAGCATTTAACTCATCATATGTCAACAAAGGATTTTTTTTTAATTTTTTTACTATCCACTTTAAAGACCATGGTTGTAATTTAAGAGAGTCTCCATTGTAGTAATGGGTTTGATTAGGTAACAAACTAAATACATTTTTAATTGTAACATTAGCTTGTTCTTTTTTATTTAACAATCCCTTTATCCATATAACAAGAAAAGTAACTGCCTTCCTTCTTATCTTACTCATTTTTTTAGTATTCATTTGTTTCCTTTAAAGTTTATGCATATTTTTTATTATGATGCTTTAACTCATTTGTAAATTTAGATGTTATCTCTTCTACTTGTGGCTGTTTGTTTACTTCAGCAAGATATACATTCTTGTTTGAATATTTAAATACTCGTAAACCTTTGTTATCATTTGAATCTTTATAACATTCCCATTTATGATTACAGAATTGACAACCAATAGGTAATTCTTTATTGCCTCCCTTTGTTGAAGATAATGAATAACATTTATCAACAGGAGGTTGTTTTAATTCTAAAGTTTCTCTTAATCGTTTAATTAAATCTTTAGGATTTGGCTTAGCTAATTCATCAGGTTTATATAAACAAATGTCTCCAGTACTTTTATCAATAACTAAGAAGCCACCTTTAGATGTACCTTCTGCTTGTTCATATCCTGCTAACTGTGCGTGATAACCAAAGGGGTCGTCTCCATATAACTCTCCACTTGCAAATTTTTTAAAACTAAATGATGAAGCTGACTTCACATCACAAATTTCTCCATTAATTTTACTATCTATATGTCCTGTGATACCATCTATCTCAACTTTTTTTTGTTGGTCTTCAATCTTATGACCTGCTAGTTCAGCAAGAAACAAAAGTAAATGTTCTAGTATATGCCCATATAAAAATTTTAAATTTAAACTATCGTCTCCTGCAATATATTTTTTAGGGCTATGTCTATCATACCATAATTGTCTAGGTGGTTTACCTAATACACTCATTCTTAGCATACCTGCTTTTTGTCTTACAGGATTGTTCCATGAATTAAATGCATCTTTAATATTACCAAGAAATATATTCATTTGTTCTTCGCTAACTTTAGCAGACTTACCTTTTGATATATTAGCTATTAATTGTTTTATATCTACAGCTAAAGTATCTAAACTCTTAGTGTGTTTCTGACCAGTTGTTTCCGACTTTGTATTTTCCATCTAATGGACACCTTATATTTAATTGTTTACCTGCATCTATTATTGATTGAACAGCTAATCTTCCAAACTCTTCTGCTCTATCTTCTTGAACTTCATATTGAAATTCATCATGCACATTCACTACAGGGAATGCTTTGATTTGTTTACTTATAACATATTCTTGTAGTAATGTCAACGATTTTTTCATCACTACAGCACCTGCACCCTGCAATAAAGTATTTAATGCAGAGTATTGATGTCTTATTATTATTTTTCTTTGGTCGAGTCCTTTGACCCATCTTCTTTTAGCCACTCTATCCACCTTTTCTCGTAGTCGTTTAAGACTTGGTGTACCTCTAAGAAATTTTTCTTTAATTCTTTCTCCATCTCGTTCCGTACCTTTAATGATACTTCCGATTTTTCTGTTACCTGCTCCATAGATGAATGCGTAAATAAAAGTCTTCGCCTCATCTCTTGACCCCAAACCAGCAGTAGTTTGATTTGCTGTGTGTATATCTCCATTAATGATTTCATATATATAATCCTTATCGTTCATGTAGTGGGCTAACATCCTTAACTCTAAGCCTGATGCATCAACCCCTACTAATTTATACCCTTTTTCTACTATCCATAATTCTCTACATTCTTTTCCGTAGGTTGAATGCACGGCAGGAACTTGAGCCATATTGGGCGATTGATGACTCATTCTCCCTGTAATTGTACCATTGGTTATTACTTTGCCATGCACTCTACCATCTTCTCTAACGGCTTCAATCCAGGAGGAAACTTGGGCGATTCTTTTTTGAAGCATTAGAAACCTATTAATTAATTTAGCCTCAGGAATCTTTTTTATCTCTGATAATACTTTCTCATCTACAATAATATGTCCTTTGTCAGTTTTCTTTTTTGGTTTCCATCCTAGCCTAACTAATCGTTCTGCTATTTGTTGACGTGAACCTAAATTAAATTCTTTAATTTTTACTTTTGTAAAAGGTACACCCTTAACATACCCTCTAGCTTTATTGTTAGACTTAGGGATAAACTCTTCTTCTAATCTTAAAGGTGGAAAAGTTTCTCTTACTTTGTTTTGTAAATCTGTCATGTCTTCTTGGAATTTACTTTGTAACATATACGCACCAACAACGTCTAGCTTAAATCCTCTCTCATGTTGTCCTTGTATGATGGTCGCAACCTCATGTTCTAACTTTACCGAGTCTCCAAAGTTTTTCATTTTAATCATTAAAAATTTATAAAGTCGTTCAGTTAACTCAACATCATTCCTACAATATTCTAACATCTCTTTACTTAGATAATCAAATTGTTCAAATTGTATTTTTTGTTGTCCAAGTTTTAAACCCCAGTTCTTTAATGAATGCCCACCATCTATAACTGGATTGAATATCCTTGATAGAACTAACGTATCTGTAATTTTACAATTTACAAATAAATCTTTACCAAAAAATTTATTTAATACTGGTACATCAAATCCGATTATATTATGTCCAATAAATTCTTTTGTTTGTTTAGCAAACTCTTCAAACCTATTTAGATTATGTCCATCTTTAAATTGATAATAAGTATCTTTATGTTTACAAATGATACACCATACCTTATCTGCTGTCATGGTAGTCTCTATATCAAATACTACTTTATCAAATTTCATCATCAACCATTTGAACTTCGTTAAGTCTACCAGTATCAACATCATATTTTAAATCGCAACATGGTCCAGTTAATCCTGAGAACCTATTTTTTAATACTCTTATTCTTGTTGTATTTCTAATATCAGGGTCGCTATTCTGAGCATCTCTTTCTAATCCTATTACCATATCACTAAGTTGTCCTATACTTGCTGAACCTCTTAGTTGTGATAAGGAAGTTGAAGCACCTTCTTCATGTCCTTTACCTTCAGGTCTTCTTAAATGAGATACAACAATCATAGATAAACCTGTTTCTTGAACAAGTGTTCTAAGCCTAGTCATAATTTCATCCAATGCTCTTCGTTCATCTCCATGTGATTGGTCTGATACAATAATACTAACATGGTCTATTATAACATACTTACAATCTAATCCTTTAGCTAAATATCTAACCCTTGAAACTATATTATCAATTGAGTTAGAACCGAAGTGGTCAAACATAAAGACTCTACCAGTACCTACTGTTGCATCAAAGTAAGTCTTCATCTCTTCTTTACTTACATGAACATCAGGCAAGTGTAATCTTTGATTAGCTTCTATACTCATTAAACCTTTGGAAGTTATTACTGGGGTTTCCTCTAGCATTAACAAACCTATATTATCTTTAGTTGATTTAATAATATGGTGTACAATCTCTCGCATCACTTGCGTTTTACCTAGTCCACTACCTGCTGTAAAGGTAACTAACTCGGATGGTCTTAATCCATATGTTATTTTGTTCATTCCTTCAAACGGATATTGAACAAATGATTTTAATGTTGGTTTAGTTATCTCATCAAATAATATATTTGCATTTATAATACCATCAGGAGCATATAACTTTGCATCCCAAAAAGCTTTGGTATATAGTTGTAATTTATTTTTACTTAAACAATCTGAAGCATCCTTATATCCTTCAGGTAAATGCATAACCTTACATTTTCCTGGAGAAAAAAGTTCAGCTACTTTCATAGCCCCTTCTTGTCCTTGCTTATCATTATCAAAATTAATAATAACATTATCAAACTGTTCTAAGAAATCTAAACTTGTTTTAATATCTTTAACAGCAGAAGTAATACCATTCTTAATACTTACTACTGGAGTTTCATACTTCTCTGTTTTAAATATTTGATAAGCTGATAAACAATCCAACTCACCTTCAGTTATAATTATATATTTATTTTTGGAGAAGAGATGTTCCCCAAACAAACCTGAGAACTTTGTGTTTCCTTGAATACTAAATTCTTTTAACTTAGTATATCTAGTTTTGGTTGCAATCTTTGCACCTTGCTTATCATGGTAGGGGTAATAGTGATTAGTAATAGTACCAACACTATCCATCTTAACTGTAACTCCAAACCTTTTACAAGTTTGTTCTCTTATATTCCTATCTATAATTTCTGCAAAGTTAGATTGTTTTAAATAATCTTTAACTTCATATTCGTTTGCTGAATTAGTTGTATTAACTTGTTGTGTTTCCATATTATATTCCTTTATATATTCTTGACAGGAGAAACAATATGCCGAACCATCCTTATTCATTGATACCGCATCACTACTAGAACATAGTGGACATGGTAGATGGTACTTTATAAACCCATTATTTTCTGTTTCCATTGTCGCCCTCATTAATAGTTATTCTAAAAAAAAGGAGAAGGCAACCTACTACAAGTCGCCTCCCCCAAGGAGTAGTCAAATGAACAGCTGTATTATTCATTTAACATCTGATACTACTAAAAATCTTCCTTGATGTCAACACCATTTGAAGATTCTTCTATAGTGAAATCTTCTCTTGGTTGATACTCAATTAAGTCTACTACCTGTACTGCTTGTAAGTCTAAGCCTACACCTGTCTTACCTTTATAATTCCAATCATAAGACTTGTACATAACTTTAACCTTACTACCATTACCAACAATTTTATCTAATGGTTTTTTCTCTGCATCTACTAAAGTAGGTTGTGCATTTTTATCGCCATTGGCTTTTGAAACTTTACGTTTGAACGTAACCATATTCTTAATAGGCTTATCATCAACAACACTTTCTTTGAGAACTATACCTTTACTTTTAAGGTCTTCAGCTGAAGCTTCATCTAAGGATAAGTCAACTCGCCACATAGGTTCGAACTTTTCGTTTGGTCTTGTTAAGGATGCCCAGTAAGCTATGCCTTCTACTATTGCCATATATATTTTACCTCTATTTTTATTTGTTATTATTTAATAATGAAACTGTATCACAATTATTCCTCATTGTCAACAACTTTATCTTCCGAATGCAATGCTTCATCAATTTTTTGATTAATAATTCTTTTGATTGAATCTTTTTTCTTAGCCTGTGATTCTACTTCATGTACTTTTTTACCTAAGGTTTGTACATCATCATTAGCTTGTTCCAATTGAATTAATAATTTTTTAATTCTTAAATCTTTTTCGTCAGTTAATCTTATTAAAGATTGTTTCTCATCTCCTAATGATTTTAACTGTTCTTTATATTCTCTGATTAAATCTTTACTACTCATAATTTTTATAAACTATAGCACCTCTCATTAAATATTTCTTTTATTGGTATGACCACACACTTACTGGCTCTATAGTCTCCTATACTTTTTGTGTGTGTTTTCTTATACTTCTTAACAATTTTTTTTAAAGTTGGTACTCTAAAGACTAACATACAATATTCCTTGTTAGCTTGTTCAAGAATATGAAACCACCATTTAGCTTCTGTTTTTGCTATACCACTTGGCTTTCCTCTATACTCATACTCAATAGCAATATTGCCTGTTTTTCTCCACCAACTACGTTCAGTTTTTATTTCTATCTTATCACCACCTAATAGTTTGGCTACTCTTTTCTCTCTAAGCTGACCATACTTTAGGTCAATATCAAATTTAGAATTATTATTTAGTTTCATTTTTTTATCTCTCATTTTCAAATGTACAAAAGTATTCTAATAAAAATTTATTTAAGTTCTTGTGTTTAAATAACTCTTTTGTATTTGCTTTTTTTATTTTTACAAATAGTAGATGGACAAAATAGGGTGTCATGTTTGCGAATGAACAGACATCTACAAAGTATGGGTTTTTAGTATTGAACCACGCATCCGCTTCTTCCACAATATGTTTTCTGCCTTGCCCCCATGCGTGTATATCTACATCAAGAGCATCCATAATTCCCCTGACTATAACATTTCTCCATAGTAAAACCTCAGGTGTAATAAAGAATGCTTGTCCTTTTCCTTCCAGTAAAGTGTCATTAAGTATCATGTTTAATCTTCCTCAATATCTGAAAACGATACTGTTTTTTGTTTTGATTTATCATTATATTGTTTAGTAATCTTTTTGTTGTAAGCCTTCTCATCTATTTCTTCTACAGTACTTCGTGATAGTTTAACATCACGATTAATTATATTAGAATTTGTACTGAACTTAATTTTACTTAATATCTTTGGCTCTTCTTTTGCTGTAAAATAATCTTCAATAGTTAGATGCATACTTACGTGGCTTTTCTTAATAAAATATTTCATATTCCCTTTGACTAAATTGTTTAACGAAGGTCAGGCTTGAGGACATTCCCCTGTTCTTTAACCGAAAGTGTTTAGACTCCGACCTGACTATATACTTTTAGTACTCGTATTCTTTAATAATTTGTATTGCTCGAGCATGAGCAGGATGTCGTTTAATATATCCCTTCCATTCTATGTAATGAAGTATATTAAATATACCACTCTTAGATTTATTACCCATAAACTTCATCATATCTTCAAAGGTTGGCATAATTTTATTTTTCTTTGAGTATGCTTTAAGAAAAGAGTATAGCTTATATTGTTTTTCTGTCAACATAAATTAAGTATAACATATTTTTGTGGCAACATTATGTTAGGTCTTAGTGTTGCAACTACAAAGTTTATGATATTTTTTTCCTCCTGTTCTTAACTGTCTTTCATATTTAACTTCTGCTTTTAAAATTTTTACTTCTTCTCTTAAAGAAACAATTTCCTCAGAAAGTTTTTTTTCTTTTTCTATTTGTGCTAGATATGGGTCGCTCATGTTTTTTCCTTTGCCTTCCTACCCTTTACAATAGACCAGTAAATATGAGTTAGGTGAGGGTTCGTTCCCCAATTTGATTTCCATAAATAATTTTTAATCATATCTAATATTCTCTTATCACAATGCACTTGTTTTTTAATTATATTTCTTATGTCTCCACTCATTTTTAATTGCCTCCCTCTTGTTCATCTACACTATATGCAACAGATTGCTCGAATAAATAATAATTATTTTTATCATACTCCTCTGTCTTCATCATAAGTTTAGCATAAACATCTGCATCTTCTCTTGTTGCAAATCCTTTTTGTGAATAGAAAGTAGTCTGTCCATCTAGCTTTGACATAACTATAAATCTATTAGCATTTACATTTTCTTTTTTCCCAAACATTTATATCCTCCTATATTCCTTGAGCAACTCTTCACTCAACATTAACTTTAATACTTTTTTCGCTATCTTTTTTTTCTTCTTTAGTTTTGTTTTCTTTTTTATTTTTTTTAAAAGTTTCATAAACATTTCCTTTAATATCTTTCTTGGTTGTTACTATGGTCATCATGTCTACACCATTGTATGCTTTGGCATAGACACTTTGTGATGCTACAACTCCTGCTCCGCTTGATAACAATAGTAGTTCACTACAACTATTTAATAATAAAAGAAATATTATATACTTAAACATTTTATATTATTAGCATTGGTCTTTAGATGCAGGTAGTCCATCTTCTTTATCATATAACCACACGTAAGAGTATGATACATGAGTATCATCTTCTATACATTTTTTTCCTAAACTTAATCTAGGGTTTTGAATACTGCTACATCCTATTAAAGTTATAGCAAATAAAATTATTAATATTAGTTTCATTTTTTTCCTTTTGTTTATACTTCAGTTCTTTAGCCAAAGATTTAACTTTGTAACAGGGTTACTGTATCGCCTTTGAATTTGTATCTTAACATATTTTTTAATAGAAGTCAAGTATTAATTTATTATCTTTGCCTTACATAAACCACTTTCTATCATGTGCTTGGCTGTTTCCCCATACCAATCTTGTAGTTTCCAAACTGCTCCTATGTCTATAAGATATTGCCACGCACCTATCTCTTCTTTTGCTGTGGCAGACACAATAAATCCCTCACATATTCCAACAGCTGTATGGGTTTTCTTTAATATATTTTTATGCAGATTCATTTTCTTATATCTTTTATAATATTCCACCTCTAACTTACTGTCAAAAACTCTACGATTATAGATAGCTTTTTTTATTCTGATTTTTTTAAACATCTTCTATCTTCTCTATCATATTTTTTTTTATTTTAAAACCACTATCTTTATCCCATAGCCCATATGTCTCTCCTTCTATCCAATCCATTCGGTTCGCATCATGTGATTTTTGATGTGCCTCATTTTTGTTAGTAGCTTTTAAGTCTAAATAATAAGGTACTTTTTCATATGCCCACACCCTATACTTATTCATCTTTTGTGTCTCCTTCTACTTCTGTTTGTGTATCATCTCCATATTCAACTCCATCAAAGAAGACTTTACATTTAGGATAGTTGTCATCTTCTACAATAGAAGTTTCCCCTTCAGTAAATGAACCCCAATCCGTTCCTATTTCTTGCACTTCTTCTTCAGTTAATTGTGTGGGTGAAGTTATAGTCCACGTTCTTACATCTACTGATTGCTCTGTATATTTATATTCATACTCACTCTTAGGCATAGGCACTCCTGCGTTTCGGTACTCTTCCTCTTGTGTCATTGGTATTCTTTTTTTGTCCATCTTTCTACTCCTATTGTTTGGTTAAACTATTCCTAAGTCTTTTAAAATATTAGCCTTATCTTTTGTTATCTCTTGTACACTATGAACTTCTATTGAATTCTCCATTGCATTATCCCAATAAGTTTCATCATCTACAACCTGTTTCTCTTCCAAAGACCAAAAAGATTTGCAATACCCATAGTCGGATAGCTTTTCATCAAACAAAGCTACATCACTATGTTCATAGTCTCCTATTCTCATATCAAATGTTACCAATATATTCTTTTGCATTTATTATTTCTCCTATATTTTAGTTCCAAATACTGTATACTCTTCTTCAGGTTCGTTGTCAGCATAGGTAAACTTTATTCCTTTTGGTTCTTCTTTTTTCTTAGGTGGAAAATGCTCATCATATTCTTTAAACCAATCCTCTTTTTGATATTCAAGAGTATCATTCCACACTTGGGAATATCCTTCTTCATCTAATCCCCATGATATTTCCATCTCACAATAATCCTCATTAAAAGTTAACTCATCTACCCTTGCCCAGCCATCTTTGTATAGAGCATCCGACCTAAAACTTTCTGCTGTATATTCTGCCCATAAAGTTAAGTTGTCCTCTGTCCATTCTCTTTTTAATTTATCTATATCAAAATAAAAACTTGCCATTATTCCTCCTCCTCTTTTTGTTGTTCGCCTTCCATGTCTCTATACTTAGACATAAGATGGTCATTGTTATCATCTACATTACATTCTATTTCTTCTGCTATCTCAGGTATGTCAAATTTTTTAATGTCATACCCCTCACTCTTACATCTGTTAATAAATTCTTCTGATACAGTAGCCCCACTTGCCATATACTCTCCATCTCCTAAGCTTCCATCTTTATATTCCTTATAACAATCATCAGCTAGTGTCATAATTTCTATAGGCATTATATCTTCCTCTTGGTGTCAGCAGTTAGTACATATAGATAACCTTTTTCATTAACTATTATTTCTTCTTTTAAATATTTAATTACATCTAATGCATCATCATAATCATAGGCTAGTATTCTTATAGTCTGTGTATCTGTCTTGAATAGATACTCTGATTGTTTTTGTTTTGTTTTATATTTCATTTAGTTCCTCCTTTATTTTTTTATATGAACTCTCTACTACATCTTTATCTATTAGATAAGGGTTGTTATTCTTAAAAAAATAATCTAAATTTAAGGCTATCTTTATATAATCTAAGTCAGGCTCATCCATCTTAGCAATCTTATGTTCTGCTAGTACTTCACGGATGGCTTCTTGCACTTCGTATATGGCTTCTTTAACTCTGCCCATTCTTCTACCTCCTTATTTGTTAAGTTTAATTTTTCTTTTAAGCCATGAACTTTCCAACTCTTCTCTGATATAAGTTCTCTCATTGTTTTCTTTTCCATTATACTAACCCCCAAAAATCAAACTCACTCTCTAAGATTTCAAACTTCTCATCAAGTGTCTTATCACAAAGTAAATCTTCCTCATAAAAATTAGATACCTCTTCTTCTAATATAGATTTATCTAACTTACCTTTTATAATATCGCACAACAATTTAATTTCATTATCTGAAAAGTGTTGTTTGATTTCTGTTAGTGTTTTCATATTGCTCCTATTTATTTAATCACTATCATATGATTGCGACTATTGTATGGCATAAGCCATGTCAATTTTACATACCTACTATGTGATAACAACATAATTAAAGTTCT